TGATGTTTCCTTCATCTAAAAAAGAACCATTCTCCTTTAAAACCACCTTTTTTGATGATACACCATTGATGTATTGTTTAGCTGCACGAGCTTCTACGGTATAAGTTTCCCTTTTTCTTTGGATTTCATTTTCTTTATTTCCAAGTGGGTCTCTACCATAAGGATGTTTATCCTTTCCATAGGTGTTTCCCTCTCTGGGTCTACCACCTTTGTTGTTGGATGCCATTTCTTTCTTTAGGTTCTCCAATGATTCTTCTACATTTTCTGCTTCAGGTTGTGGAGCTGCAGGGTCATTTCCCTCCTGTTCAATTGAGTTGTATCTGAACTTATCTTTCAAATCGTTAATAACTTTAACTCTTTCATCATCCATCTCGTCCTTACTCATTCCGAATACGTTTTGATATACCCACTCTTTGGATAACATATTCAGTCCACCCATATCGGTTGCTAATCTTACTTTTTCACTCCAAAGGTTTACTTTTTCCTGCTCATAAATTGTAGAAGCGTTTGTAAGTGAAAGTTCAAAGTTCACCATTTCCGAATCTTCAATACCTTGAGCTGCAAGGTGAACGATACCAATCTTTGTAAGTTCCGATACCAATGTTCTTTGGATTCTTTCAATTGTTCTTGCAAATCTTACATCTTCAGCAGCAAGGGTTGCTTTACCATTAATGTTTTCATCGTAAGAAAGATATGCTTTTGGAACTTTAAGTGCCGCAAACATTTTGTTCTTTAGGTATTCAATATCTTCGGTTGCGGTATATTCCAACCCACCCAATGGTTCAATTGAGGTTCCACTATCACTACCTCTAACAGGTAGGTAGAAGTCCTCAACCAAATTCTGCATATTGTATTTTAAGTTGTAATCACCACTATTCTTGTCCACAAACGGAACCTTCTTCATTTTGTTGATAATCTTCTGCATGTAGTTATCAACTTCGGTTGGTGGGATATTACCAATATCAATTTTGAATACTCTCTTTTCAGGTGCCCTCATAATACGATGGATTAACATCGCATCTTCCATAAGTGATAATTGCTTCCAAACTCGTCTACCATTCTCAATCATTGATTTACCATATGGTGCAAAGTTTGTATCTGAAAGTAATCTAAAATGTGCCATCTCAAAGTTTTCCCATTCATTCTTTCCACTTTGGGACATTTCAACTTTGAACTTTACATAGTTTGGATTTTGTGGGTTTGTGTTCTCTAATCTTTCGGTGTAGTAAATTGAGTGTGGAATGATATTAATAATACCTTTACCTGGTTCAATTTCCAATCCCAAAAAGAAGTCCCCATACTTTACCATATTTCTAGCCCAAGGCCAAAGGTTGAACTCTACGTTCATAATATCGTAGAAAAGGTTTTGAAGAATTTCTCTTACTCTTTCATTTGATGAACGGATTTGTAGAACATCACCATACTCATTTTTTGTAGTTGATTCATCAGCGTAGATGTCCAATGCCGAAGAGATAATCGGGTCAGAATCCATAGCATCGTAATCTCTGAAAAGTTCTCTACGAACTTGGTGATATGCCATTGATTGTGCCGAAGCTTGGTCACCATAGTATGAACGCTGAAGTTTGGTGTATCTATCTCTCAAACCCATTAGGTTTGTTGCCTGCTGTCTTTCATCGGTATCAACCACCTTTCTATTTCCATCCTTATCAATACGGACTACCGCTTGAGTTGAGAACAACTTAGCTAATCTCCCAAAGAATGATTGATTATTATTTACTTCTGCCATTTTTTATTTGTTTTTTATAACCTTTATTAATTACCAAGCTTTACAACTCCAATATCTTGCTCCTGTTCTTGGACCTGGACTATCACAATTGTGTCTAGCTCTGAAAGCTTTTCTTCTTTCTGGGTCATCTTTTTTAATTCTCATAGTTTCTTCACCTGCTTTTTTAGCTGATGTTCCACCATGCCCAAAGTTAACCTTTACAACATTACCTTTTTCGTTTTTAACATAAACTTTGAACTTTTTAACATCACCCCTCATTGGTTTATTTAGTTTTACCTCTCTACCTTGATATTCAGCTTCGGTAATACTTTCTTTCATATTTTTTAAAAATTCCACAAATTCTTTTAAATCGTGATAATTTTCAACATCGTATTCAAAAATACTTTCTCCAATAAGTGATTTAAGACTAATCATAGGGATATTAATTTAGTATTATTAAACATAAATATCAAAATGTCTTAAATCCACTTTGATAAATCCTCAATCTGGTCACCAACTCTCATTCTCCAAGGGTTATCTTCTTGAAGTGAACCACCATAAACACCATCGTAAACCGATGTTCCAATACCATCTATTGCTCTTCTCGTCAAATCAATACCTTCCTGTCTTAAACGAAGTGCGGTATCTCTTACCCACAAACCAATAGCGAAACTCATAGTCAAGTCATCATTGTATCCCTTCATTGCTTCAGCTCTACCATTTAAAAAGATGAATGTAAATAACTCATCAATTAGACGAGTTGAACGAATGATACAAGTTTTTTCCTTAAAGTATTCATCCAATTTTGAAATAATAAGTGGACGAGTTTTAGATGTGGTTGAGAAGCCCGGAACCATATTACGGTCTTCAGCACGATATTTGTTGGACATCTGATTTTCAACATCCACATACTTTAAATCCTTACTCATATAGAATAAGTTTTTGTATCCTCTATCAATTATTTGTTGGATTGCTGCCCAACCAATGTTTGCGTTTTCCACAACAAGCAGTGCATCATTGTATTCAGTTGCTAAACTTACCAAAAAGTTTCCAAAATCTTTGGTATCTAACTTACCTCTATACTCAGCTACCTGCTCTGCGTTTACAATATCCATTACGTGAGCAGCGGAATAGTCCGCACCATCACCTCTAGCAACGTCCGCTACAACCATATAAGATTTGGAATATTCAGGATATTGCCACTTCCAAAGGTTTCCATCAAATCCACCTCGTTCAATTGGGTCTTGAACATATGATTCTTTGTAGAACATCAGTAGGGATGGGTCAATTACCGTATCACCAGAAGATACAAAGTCACAATCACATTCTTGAGCTGCACCTTTAACTCCCAACAACCTTTCTTGCTCATCTCTCCAAGCCTGTCCTCTTTCAGGGTGAACCGACCAGTGAAGTTTGATTGGAGTGAATCCATTAGTTTGGTCTTCTGCACCTACCCAAGTTTTGTGGAACCAGTTTCCCACACCATTAGGAGTAGAAAGTGCAATACAACTACCACCAGTTGAAAGTGTTGATTGTGCCGATAACCAAATCTCATCAATATCATCAATGAATGCAGCCTCATCAAAGATTAGGAGTGATAGGGCTTCAGAACGACCAGCATCAGGTGAACTTGCAATTGCTTTGATTTGGGAACCATTTTGTAGTTTCAATGAAAGTTTGTTATCTTCCATTGCCCCACCCTTCATCCAACTTGGTAGAAGTTCGTGCATCACCCTTACCTTTGTAACGAGGTTCTTAGCAACTTCCTGCTTTGTAGCAATTACAAGGATATTGAAGTCCGAATTGAACAACATTTTCCAAAGTGAAAAACCAGCAGATAGAGTTGAGATACCAGTTTGACGAGATTTAAGAACTACATTGAAACGATTGTTCTTAAATTCAGTAAGAGTTTTTTCCTGAAACGGGTATAGGTGAAAAGGAATCTTTCCCCTAACAGGGTGCTGAATCATACAATACTTTTTCATAAAGTATATAGGGTCCGAAGCACACCTTTTATACTCTTCAGCAATTATTTGTTTTAATGATTTCTTTTGAACCTGTGACATTTCTTATTCTTCGGTTGGTGGTTTCAATAACCCATAGTGATTTCCATCTAACTTAGCCCAAGCCTCATCTCTCTTTTTGATGATTTCATTTAATTCTTCTTCACCATTTTGGATATCCAATAAGATTTCTGCTTTTAACTCTTCAACATCTCTTTCCATAGTCCATTTTTCAACCGAACCATCTTCGTTGATGTATTCGTATTCCTGTCTTGCATCTTTGTAGGCTTGGTTTAGTTGAGCAAGAACTTCTCTACCATGTGATATCATATTTGTAGCGATTCGGTATGTTTCATACTCTTCCCACAAACCATCTTTTTTAATATCCCATTCTTTTTGTGCTAAACATGCTGAACAATGGCCGGTCTTACGAATCAACTTTTTATCAGTTGGTCCATACTTTCCCTTCTTTTCACAACTCTCACCTTTACATCTACTTAATGAACTGAGGTATTCTCTTACATCAGACATTGTATCAGTAAGTTTAGATTTCTTTACTTTACCAAATTCTTTTTGCTCCCAAACACTACCATCGGAATCTTCCCAAACATCACCAATGTTTCGTTTGATTTCTTCCTTTCCTTTTGAGAGTGATATAGTTCGGTTGGTTTCATATTCACCACCATTCATTACCATATCTACCAACTTACGGCGAGTTGGGTGCATGTATTTTTTACTAAACTCTTTTGCCATATACAATACCTTTGTATATATAAGTATATATAAAGTTTACTTTCCGTAAAACATTCCTAAAATCTGATTCAATGGTGCAAAGGTTCCAGTGAGTTTCATTGTGTTTCCGTTATACACAAATACAATACCTTCGTTAGGAACAATTTTTTCTTTTCCACCAATAGAATTTAATCTTTCTAATTCTAATTTTAGTTTACTGATTAGTTTTGGGTCACCTGTCTTTTGAACATCAGATACCATCTTATCCAATCTATCTTTCATATTTCTAACCGCTGCATCTGGGTTTGCTGCCAATACTGAACTCATAAATGATAGAACTTCCGCACCTACTCCCAAAAAGATATCCTCAAAAGGTCTTAAATTATCTTTTTGGATTTTAGTGTGGTCTTCTTTATCAATCTTTTGAGCCCAAGCCAATACCTTTGGGTCTGTGATGTTTTTGTTATCCAAACGGAATCCTTTATCGTAGAATGCCCATCTTTTTACTAAACCAATTAAAGTGTTGTTATCAACAGCTACAGGTGATTTCTTTTGGACAAAATCAGTCCACCAAGACTGATGGTATTCAGCCACACCAGCATTATCACTTAACTTAAATTGAGATTGTAGTTTGGTAATCTTACCATTATACTTTCCTTTTAGTGAGGAGAGTTTTTGTGATTTTGGTAATTTAGTTACTGGTGGTCCTTGGATTGTATAAGTGCTCTGAACATTTTGGTTTACTTGCTTAATCATACCAGCAAGGATTCTAGCTGCATCTTGATTTTCACCGATTGCCTCACCTTTTTCATTGTATTCCATTGTTCCGTGGAATACTAAAAGAGCTTGTCCATATGGAATAACATTTACTGAAGTTGGGTATATTACTTCCAAATTCATAAAACAAGCACCATTTTTGAAAATCTTTTTTCTTTGTTTTTCCGAAAGTGCTTTTACAGCTTTCTCCAAATCGTTCATTGCAAAGTTGTATGCTTTTTCTAATTCACCTCTACCAGTGAATTTAGTAGCTACACCCTTTACATCCAAAGCGTTTGCTCCTCTATTAGCAAGGTGTCCTTTGTTTCTAGCTGCTACTAACTTACCACCAACCCAACTGATTGCTAATGCCTGTCCATCGGTTTTTTCTCTTGCCAATTCTAACTCACCATCTAAAGCACGATTTACAATGTCTTTAAGTTGTCCAAATGTAAGGTTGATATCAGTATCAAATGGGTGGTTCATATGTCCATACGCTCCACCTTCAGTAAGTAAACCTTCGTTCAATGGAACCTCTACCCATTCATCAGAACCAACTGGTTTGAGTGCTTTTTTAAGTGTGCTAACCTTTACATTTGAAGTTTTGTAATATACCTTTCTAAACGATGATTCGGTATCTTTTCCCTTACCCTTACCTCGCATTGCATCTGCTTTTGGAAAGTGTAATTGAGTATATCCACCTTGCTCAAACCAAGGTTCCGGTCTACCAATATCAGAACCAACTTCTCTTACTCTACCATCGGGTACATATCCAGTTTCAGGTTCACCAGCTTCAACATATCCTTCCTGCACCGTTCTGAAAGTTGCTACCTTTTTACCATTGATTGTTGGCATTCCATACTCATCAGTTCCAATTGTTTTAACAATTGTTTTTTTGTTTTTAAACTTACCAGTTAAAATAGTATCACCAACTTTTACAGGTAAGTTGATATCTTCGGATATATTTGTATCCGTTTTAATAAATGGTCCTCTTCTAATAGTTTTAAATGGAACATTTAATTCTTGTCCAAATACCGATTTTGGTGCTAATACTTTTAACTTAACTAATTGAGAACGATTATCAATACTCAATACTTCAAACTCAATATCAGGGTATTTCTTACCTTTTAGTGTGAGGTTTTTACCTGTAATAAACTTATGAACTTTTCCACCACTTACAGCCAATGCTTCAAATTTGTATTCCGGTGATGGTGTTTTAAAATCATCCTTTCTCATTATGGTTTTAGCGATTGCTTTGTTCGCCTGTTTCATAAATGGAATGTTGATTTTGGTTCTATTATCTTTTGCTACAATTTGTCCGTATTGGTTTAAGAACTCTACAAATTTCTTTTTGTTTTTACCCAATCTTTTAAAGAACCCAATAAGTTCTGCTTGTGAAATATCCTTTTGGTTTCTTGGGTCTGTCAATCTTTCAAAGAAATGTTTATCCGTCAATACAACATCAATAGGGTTCAGTTGTTTATCTGCAAATTGGTCAATCTTTACCAAATCTGCCATTGGGATTTCGTTTAACTTGCCCTCTGGTAATTCATTGGTAAGTTGTGGATATTTCTTTTTTAAGATTTGGTAAATACCTTTCCAATTTCGTAGGTATGTATCCCACATTGATTTAGATATTTTGTAAAGAAGATTACTCTTATCCACCCCCTCAATACCTTCCTCTTTTGTAAATTTATCAAATGCTTCTACAAACGCAGGTAGAGTTATGATTTTTTTCATCCAACTATTTCCAAGAAGATTATCTCCTTTTCTATTTTGAATAGTAAATTGAATAAATTGTTTGTTGAATGAATCGTTCTTTTCCAAACCTTTTAAGAATTTGATGTAAGGTTCGGGTGCAACAATATCTTTAACATCTTGATATGTTCTCATAGCACCATCAACTACTCTATCTATAAACACTCCCAAGAATGTCCTAACTACAACAGTACCGGCAGATACAATTAGTTTGATAAGAATATTTGCGATTACATTTTCGTTTAGGGTTTCTTCATCAACATATTCTGAATATTCACTATCACCCAATCCACCAACTTGAGCTGCTGGTTGTTTGTATTTACCAGTCATAAACCCATATTCGTTTTTTTCTATGGTAGATAACTTTGAGTAATACTTTGGGTCTTCGTATAAATGGTCCATTGCTATTTCTTCAGCAACCTTTCTATCGGTTGTATGTTCCATTTCAACCTTTATACCCATTTGGAACTCTTTCATCAAATCATCAATATCAACTTTATGATGATTTGCTATATCTTCTAAACTCATTCCAGCGGATAAACCTCCTTCAATTTTATCCTCTTTGATTGGAGTGTATTCTTCATCTCCAGTTTTGTGAGTATCTAATTGAGTTCTCAACTTTTTTAGTTGGTCCATCTTTTGTTTGAGTTGTTCTTTTGATG